TTGAGCTTGGTGAAGATTCCTTTTTTTTCTGGCGGTTTTGTTTCCATTTATTTATTTTACCTTGTAGGAACTTCTGTGCTTTTTTTCTAATGTTTTCGATTAAAGGCTGTGTTAGCGTTGTAGCTGCAACAGCTGTAACCGCCGTTGTAACCGCCGTAACTATAATTTCCGGAGAAGGTTGAGGTACTGGCTGTTTAATAAACGGTATGTTTAAGGTAGGTGTTTTGGGTGTTTCTTCTACAGTCTTGACTGGTTTCTCTTCCTGATCTCGTAAATCGCTAGGAGGAACTACCATAGGTGTATAATATGGTACGTCAGCTGTAGGTATAGGTATCTCAACAGTTTCTATATCGACTATATCAGGTAATATTATGGTGGGTATTTCCATTAAGTCTTCATTATATAACAAAGAGCATAGTATGGAGGTCTGTTTTCGTGTGCAGTACCACCACCAGTACTATGTGTAGTTGCTGATCCTCGGGTGTTTTCACCGGGGTAGTTCCAGTCGTTTCTACCCGGACCAAATTGAGTCCAAGAGTGACTTCCAGAACTACCTTTTGTAGTTGCTGTGTGGGTGTGTGCAGGCATTTGTGCTTCTGACAGAGTTACTGTTTCTGCTCCACCTGTCTGATTTACAGCGTATTCACTATTACCTGATTGATAACCAACAATAAATTTACCAGATAAGTTTGGTGTGCTGCTAGTACCATCACATAAAACCCAACCAGTTGGTATAGCGTTTGCTGCACCTGACCAAATTAGTATCATACCAGAAACAAATGCAGATATACCTGTTAAGTTTGCTCCGCTAATAGCTGGTAATGTAGCTGGAAATCTTGCATCTGGAATTGTACCTGCCGTAAGATTAGTTGCACTTAATGCTGAAAGATCTTTTGCTGTATTAGCTGCTATAGCTGAGTTAATAGAGTTAGCTAACTTAGCGTCAGTAACTGCATCGTCAGCTATGTGAGCTGTATCTATACTACCATCTACAAAGTGTTCAGAATCCACAGCATCATCTGCTATTTTAGCTCCTGTAACTGCGTCTGCTGCTATTTTAGCTGTAGTCACACCACCGTCAGCTAATGCACCTGTGATATAAAATATACCATTCATGGTTGCATGTGATGTACATATATAATATAGAACATCTGGTGCATCATGTGGTACTTCAAATATTATTGTAGAACCTCCACCTCCAGCGTTATTTGTTACGCCTGTATTGTATTCTGTGCCGCCTGCTCCGGCTACACTTTGTATACGAAACGGATGTGCTCCAGAGGAGTTACCGTTTACAAAGTTATATGTTTTACCACGTGTCAAATACAAAGTAGCATCATTGACCGCCCCGGTCAAGCCCTCTCCTGTAAATGTATAGTGATCTGTACCACTTGCTCCTAGTGTATAGGTGATGTCTAGAGCATCAGCGTGTAGTTTACCAGCTGTAATCTGAGCATCTGCCAGATCAGCTGTATGCACCTGACCGTCTTTTATACCGCCGGTGCTTACTTGTGTTAATGCCATTATGGTTTCGGATATTTGTCTTTGGTTACTTTGATAGTAGCTTTCCAAGCATCTATACCATTATGGTAGATGTCATCTAGCTGATCGACCACACTAGGGTATTCTGCTTCTCTATCTCTTTGATATTTAGTAGCAGCTAATTCGTTGTTTAATGTAACTCTTGCAGCATCTATATCAGATTGAACAAGTGTTATCTGTGTTCCGTCTGCTTTAAATGCACCTGTGCCGTCATCAATGATGAAAGCATCTGGGTAGGCTTTTATTATCGCTTCATGGTCTAACATAATTATACTTCTACCTCCATAAGAGTTATTGTTCCCGAAGGAGCATAGACATGACCTGTAGCTTCTCCAGCATAAGGTCTGCCTGTGTATATTGCTGCGGTATAACTAGATGATATTTGAATACCATATTGATGAGTTCCAGCACCCGGACTATCTTCAAATCCAGTAATATTCATTTCGTGTGTATGATTATCAGGAACACTTGTATTATCTGTCCAAACTCCACCATTAGAAGCTCTGAAGGATGTACCTGTTGAACTAGGATAAGATAAATTAGTTACAGAGCCACTTGTAGTTCTTATTCCTCTCATAAATCCGTTGTAACCACCAGTATTTATCCCCATATGTACAGTCATAAAAACAAGAACTTTATTTGAACCTGTAGTAGTTATTTGTAAATTATTTAAACCTGTAACATCAATATATTGACCAGCGTTTAGACTACTTACGGTAAAAGCATCGAGTTTAGATACGGATTTAACCTGAACAATTTTACCTCCACCAAAACCTGTAGCTGTACCAGAACAAGTAGCATTAGCTGGAAAGGTTACATTACCAGATCCATCTAATGTCATAGCGTCTGCTGACGCACTGTTTGATCGTATTTGATCGACTAATATTCTGCTCATAATTACCCCGCTAAATAATCTAATTTAAATTTACCAGCATCATAGCTATAACCTTGACCTCTCCAAAACATGTGAGTCATACTTGTTGTTGGATCGCAAGCTACATAACCATTGGTAAAGAATTTATAGTTACCATATGTTTTGTCTGTTAAATCTCCCTCAAAACGAATGATGTTACCACTAAATTTGTAAAAGTTAACAAAACCAGTCATGGAGTAACCACTTGCACCAGTGCCATCAAATCTTCCCATATCGGTAGCAGTAGTAACGCTATTGGCATCGCTATTTCCACCAAAATATCCAGAGGTGGTTTGATAACCTGATAGAATTCTACCAGCAGTAGAACTACTTTTTGATACGAAGAATTGCATGTATCCGTTGGCATTTAGACTAACATCGTTAAAACTAACTCGTATTTCTTGCCAATTACTCGGCCAACCTGAGAACTCTACATCTGTAGTGGATCCCCATTGATCGTAGTCAGCAGCAGTTCCGTATACCCATTTAGTGTCAGACGGCGTAGCAAAAGCTAACTGACCAGACCCGTTTGTTTGTATTACTTGGTTAGCACTACCATCAGCGTTTGGTAACTTAAAAGCTACGTCACTAGATGTAGGTGCGGATGTAGGTGGGTTAAGCGATACGCTGTTACCACCCGAATGTTTTAATTTTATTGAACTCATGCTGCTATCTCCATTAATGTAAGTCTGCTAATATTGTTTGCTGTCCCGTTTACTTGACAATATAAATTTGCTGAGTGACCTGTATTTTGTGCGTTCATTCTTATTTTATAAGTAAAAGAACTTGTTGTATTTGGTGAATGTAAAAAACAAATTGGATGTCTACCACCAGCATCATAAACTTCATTAAATCTATAACCTCGATTAGTGGCAGTAGTACTATCTAAAATATTATTACTTCCATCACAAATTGCAAAATTAAATTCATGATTTCCGTTACCACTTGCATCAGAATACCAACATAAATAGCCAGTTACTAAGATTTTACTTGAAGTGCTTGAAGGAGTAATTGAAGTAGATAAACCCGTGTCAGCAAAAGCATTTGTTGAGAAACCCTGTGAGGTTTCAGAGGTAGCCGACCCAGTAACTACTTGAAGAATTTTACCTCCAGCACCACTTGCTAGAGTTGCTGACGTTACGGAGCCAGCTGGTAAACCACCAGCAGATATACCTGTGATAGTACCATTACCATTAATTTGTATTGCCATAATTATACTATTGTGTAAACACTACCACTAGGTACTGTTAATGTAACGCCATTTGCTATAGTGATCGGCCCTGCACTTAAAGCGTTTTTGTTTGTTGAAATTGTGTAGTTGTTAGATATAGTCTGTGAGTTTTCATAGATACATCCGTCAGCTACTGCTGAAGCTACACCTGTTAAACTACTACCATCACCTGTGTAAGATGTTGCACCTAAAGCTCCTGTTGCGGAGTTAAAGGTTAGATTACTACCACTCTTAGGTGCTAGGTCTCCAGTTGCTGCTGTAACGAATACAGGAAAACAAGTTGTGTCTGATGACTCATCTGCTACTGGTATAGTAGAAGTGTTGATAGAGTTTGTAGATGCCGCTGTAATACGTCCCTGAGCGTCTACAGTGATTGCTGGGATTGCTGTGGCTGAACCATAGCTTGCAGCTGTTACTGATGTGTTAGCGAGCTTATCCGCAGTCACTGCGTCGTCAGCTATCTTTGCTGTAGTTACATTTGCATTTACAATAGAAGCTGTTACTACTGCATTACTAGCTAGTTGATCTGCACCAACTGCATCGTCTGCAATTTTAGCTTGTGTGACTCCGTCATCTGCTATCTTTGCTGTTGTAACTGCACCGCTAGCAATCTTTGCAGCTGTAACTGTACCATCACTCGGTGCACCAATACTTACTGAGGCTCCGATGGTGATAATAAAGAAGTCAACACTACTAGCAGGGGCGGCAGAAAAGAGAATATCAGCACCGTCGAGAGCAAAGCCTTCGCTGGGTTGACTTGTACCTGTGTTAGGTTTCTGAACGACTCCATTGATAGAAACAAGCATTTGCTGTGCAAAAGTGCCTGCGTCGCTAAGTGTAAATCTATAAGCTGATCCATTAAATGTTGCACTTCCTCCACCAGTTCCTGACGAACTAGATATTGTATTTATAAAAAAGTTACCTATTGTTTGAGTTTCTTCCCAAGCACTAGATGTTCCATTATATACAAGAAGTTTACCTGTGCCAGTATTAAAGAATAAATCACCACTATCAAGAGAACTTGTAGGGTTCGACGACCCAACTCTATATCTTTCTGAGAAGTCATTAATATCTCCACTAAGGCTTACAAGATCACTTTCTGCAAGTGTAGCTTTGTGATAGTTATATACCTGTCCAGAACCAGTTGATGTTACAATAAAACGTATACCAGCTGCTACAGTAGAACTGTGAAAGTTAGACGGTATGCCGTTTATAGTTACTGTAGATCCACCTACAGTTCTACCTGTTGTACTACTACCACTACCACTTACTACAATACCAGCTGCGTCTGCTATAGAAATAGCAACACCAGATACTGGTTGTGTATTAGGAAATGATACCTCGTTAGCTATAGCTTCAAACCCACCAAATGGTTCTAGTTGTGCAGCTACATAATCTACAACAGCACCAGATGTTGGTACATGTGAGTCACTGTTAGTTATTGTAGTTTGCTCACAACCTATCTTACCTATAGTAATTGCATCATCTGCAATCTTAACTGTTGTTACGTTTGCATCTGTAATTTTAGATGATGTAACAGAGTTAGATGCCAGCTTACCATCTGTAATAGTTGTGTTAGCTATTTTTGCTGCGGTAACCTGACTGTCTGCTATATGAGCAGTATCAATAGAACCATCAACATAGTGCTCTGAATTAATAGAGTCATCGGCTATCTTTGCTCCTGTAATTGCGTCTGCTGCGATGTCAGCTGTAGCGACGCTAAGATCTGTAATGTTAGCACTAGCAACTGTTACGTCTGTAGGTAATGCACCACTACCTAGCTTTGCCATTGTCACAGCATTGTCAGCTATCTTATCTGTTGTTACATTAGCATCTGTTATTTTAGCGGTAGTAACTGCTGCGTCTAATATTTTAGCTGTAGTTACAGCCCCATCTTTGAGATCACTTGTTACTATTGTTTGATTCTGTTCTTCTTGTGCAGCATATAATATCTGCGTCATGTTGTTGTTAAGATCGCCTGCCTTAACTGATGACCCTGCTGTGAAAGTTGCCTTAGCACTGTCTACGTCTGTATCTCTACGAATACGTATTGCAGCTGGGCTTGCTGGTATGTTGCCTGATGTAAAGACAACATTACCACCACCTGTTGTTGTGTAGCTAGTTATATTATAGTGCG